GCCGAACTCGCGCACCAACTGCACCACGCTCATGGAGGTTTCGCGGTAGATCGTGTTGACCTGGCCCTCGGCGTTCTCGGCGATGCAGTACTGCCCGGCCGTCTGCGCGTGGTGGTGGATCACGTTCTTGAAGTGCGGGACGATGATGCTCGCGCCCGTGCCGAACGCGCCAAGCTCTTCGTACATGGTGTGCAGCGCCCGGTAGGTGTTGGAGCGCGCGAAGATGGCGATCTGCTGATCCCGAACGTCAGAAAGCCACTGCTTGACGGCCGCCGATTCGTCCAGCTCCGGGTCGCTGGTGGTCAGCCTATGCCATGGGCGGGCCGGGCTGGTTGCCCCTGCCATCAGTCCAGCGCCAAGGATGCGCAGCGCCATGGTGCCAGAGCTGTCATAGATGGCGTTGTGCCGCTTCTCGCCCTTGTTTCGGTCGGACAGGAAGAAGCGCCCGGAGCGTGGAAGCAGGTTGTCGCTGATCTCTTTCCAGTGCGACAGCCAGCTTGAACGCTCGTTCTGCAGCGCCGACCATCGGCGCATCATCTTGGTGCGGTTGGTGTCTGCCATCACGCGCCCAGAAGGGTTGAGCGGCCTAATTGCAGAGAGTCAGGCGAAACGCCCTGCGACCCGGTGAGCATGGTGCCGGAGGCCCCGGCCTTCCCGGCCTGTGCGGCCTCGTCCACGATGCGCGAGGTGTTCGGGCGCTTGGACAGAGCCCGGTTCATGTTCTCGTCGGAAGCCTTTAGCTGCTTGTCCATCAGGGCCTTGGACTCGCTGGCGGACCTTGATGCTTGTGCGAGGCTGGCCGACTGGGCGCTGCGCTGGGCGGCCAGACTTTGGTCAGACAGCATCTGTGCCTGCTGCAGCTTCTGTGCTTCAAGCTTGGAAGCCTCTGCCATCTGCAGCGCCTGCTGCTCGGCTTGGACTTTTTGCTGGTGCTTCGCTGCTTTGGCTGCGTCAATGCTGGCGGCTGTACCCGCTACTGCTGCTCCAGCCATGATCCATGCTGCTGTGGTTCCACCGGACATGGTTACTCTCCTGTGATGGTGATGGAGTTCTCGCCGCGGCGGGAGAACAAAAGATCTGCTTCGTCGGTGAACTGGTCTTCCGCCTCGGTCACGCTGTTGGCGAGGCTTGGGAAGACCATGGTCATGTGCGTGTCGGTGTGGGCGATGAACGCTGTCTTTCGACCTGCACTGCCTGGCAGGACGTTGAACCCGGCCAGGTGGATTTCGTCGTCGCCCGTGAACACCGTGCATGTGCCGTGCACGATCAGCACAGTCGCCACTTTCAGCAGCGCACCGGTCAGGGCGGCGCCGGCCGGAAGGCAGATCGTGCGGGCGTACATGTGCCCGTGGATCAGGTGGTCGGTGCGGATGGGAACCTGCTCGCCGGCCATCTGCCGGGATTCCAGCTCACGCACAGCGGCCACGGCCTGCGGCGTCATGGCTGGCAGGCAGGGGTGCAGTTCGGCCAGCTCGTTCATGCCAGCCTCTTGAAGAACACTTCGTTGGTGCGCTGGTATCCCGTGCGGGGCAGCACGATGGACAGACGCCCACCGGCCGGCGCACTCACGAACAGGCCGACAGCGCCCATGTCGAGCGCGATGTCTTCCGCCTGATCCATCAGCAGCTTGCCGGCGCCGGTCTTGCGGTGCTCTGATCCGACGAAGATCGATTCGGTGGTGGCGATCACCCCGGCGTAGTGCGGCACGTTCACCGCACCCACCACGACAAATCCCACCAGCTTTGGCCCCAGCCACGCGCCAGCGAAGCGCATCAACCCAAGGTCTTCGAGCTTGCGGTAGGTGTCAAACTGCGGGCAGTGCGGACCGACATCGGCCTTGATGGATTCCGCGGCGTACTCTTCCAGCAGCGCGTCCAATGCGGGCGCCTGCTCCAGTTCGACGGCGGCACAGGGCCTGACGGTCAGTTGATCCATGCGCGCAGCCTATCGGCGGGCTGCGGCAGTATGTGCACTAGGCGTAGGGGTCGTAGTCCTTGACCGCCTGGTTCGCAAACCCGTCAGGCAGTCGCTTGGCAATCGGCATGGCAAATGTCAGCGCCAGCGCGTCGGCTTTGTCAGGGCTGCGGCCGATCTGCTGCTTGATCAGCTCCTTCTCGGCAATCCTGAACTTGTCGCCCTGGTAGACGAACGTCGTGGCGCACAGCTCTTCCTTCAGCTCGCGGTCTTCGGGCAGGGCCCCGCCAGCCTTCACCCACTTCGCCATCTCGAAATACATCTCAGAGCGCTTGTTGAAGTAGCGGTAGTCGTTGGCCCGGCCGCCGAACTGCACGCCGATGACGTCGTGCCCCAGCTGGCGCATGGCGTCGATCACCCCGGCGCCGTAGCCGCCAGTCTCGTCCACCAGCATCCCGTCAGCCTCCTGCGCCCGCATCTCCATGATGAACTGATTCGCCAGCAGCATGGTGTCCGGGATGCGTAGGGTCCGGATGGGGAATGCCTGCCTGCCCTGCCGGCGCGCGATGGCGCTGGAGTCGTCGCCCTGCCTTGCCACGTCTCCACCCAGCACGACCGGAGCGTTGGCTATCTGGTCCAGCCGGTAGTGCCTGGCCACGGCAGCGTCGATGTCATCTGGCCCCAGCAGCGCATTGAAGCCGGTCGGCGGGAACAGCCCGAGGATGGTGGCCATGACCCATGGGTTCTCCCGCCCGTAGGTGCGGATCATCTCAGCGGCGTGCTCAACGCTCACCCGAGGCGTTCGCTTCGGGTCGTCTGGGTCCGCGGTGATGGTGATGATGTCCCAAGCCTCGGACTTGGTGCACGATTCGTAGAGCAGACCGCTGGAGCTGGTCGGGTTGCCCGCCTGGATGATCGCCGCGTCCACAGGGTTTCCGGTGAATATCTGCGCAGCGGCCCGGCCAACTGGTACAGGCATGTCACCAGTCTCGTCCAGCAGGATGAACGGGAACTGGCTGTGCAGGCCCGACAGCGACCTCCCGATGGCTTCCGCGTTGGCATCCTTGGCGAAGGACCGCGCAGACAGGAACCACGTTTCCGGGTGCTCGTTGGCGTATATCTTCTCTGCCGTCCATGTGAATGCCGACTTCAGGAACTCGCTGCGCTGCTGCCACTTGCTGAGTTCTGCCCACAGGTTGTCCTTCAGGTTGCCCGCCGTGATCGAAAGCGCGGCGCCCTTGGGGTGCTCACCCTTACCAGCGAAGCAGGCCAGCCGGTGCCAGCCCATCCACGCGAGGGTCGCGGACTTCCCCGGCCCGGTGCAAGCCTTCATGCACAGCCTACGCGCCTGGTTGTACTCGCCGCCCAGGTGCGACATGGCGTCGATCTGCCACTCGTCAGGCGTTACCCCGAAGCAGTCGCGAACGAACTTCACCGGGTCTCGGCGCCACTCCTGAATGCGGGCGCGGGCTTTGTCAACGCTCATTCGTCACCAACAAAAACCCAGCCAGCTTTTCCTGTATCTCAGCAAGCCATGCGTCGTAAGCGGCTTTGGGCGTGTCACCGGTTCCAACCACATCAGAACCAATGCAGGCATAGAACGAGATTCCACTCATGCCGCTGCGCCTCAGAAACTCTGGGTATGGAAAATATCTTATGACTGGCTTCATCACTCACCTCCCGCGATCAGCGCCTCAAGCCCCACCTTGCCGGAGTGCTCGATCTTGCTTCTGTCTGCATACTTCTCTGGCCGATGCCCCTTCAGAAGAATCTCCAGCATCTTGTCTGAGTACTCCTTATAGGTTGCCGTGATAGCACCTTGATGCACAACCGGCTTGTCAACACCTTCAACAGCGCGGCGCCATGCCTCTCGCTCCAGTTTGTCGATTGCCTCTTGCTCAGCCTCATCCCATTCGCCGGAAAACTTTGGATCAGCGTCGCGCCACTCGTAGGCGGTACGCCGGCCAATGCCAGCAGAACGCGCCGCCTCTGACACGTTGCAGCTCTCCCGAAGAACCGCGATGAATCGCGTGCGCGCGCGATCTGCGCGCTCTGTGCGCTTGGTGGGTTTTTTGTTCATGACATCAGCCTTTCCATCCCAAGGGAATTGAACCGTTCTCGCTGTGATCCATCTGAGGTTTTGATGTATTCCACCAGCGAGTACATCCAGCAGGACTTTTCGCTATCCCCTGCAGCCTTTCTCCTGCGCGCAGCATCCGACAGATACCGAACAAGCGCCATGAGGCCGGAATTGCGTTCTGTGAAGTCTTTCAGCTTCGCAGCGTTATCCGCTCTTGTCCGCTCATCGCAGGGGGGCTCGTTCCCGCCGTCCGCGATATTCAGAAGGTCCTGGTGCGTCTCTCTGAACCTCTGAATAGCTGCCCGCTCACAATCCCTCCAATTGGCCTCCGTGGCCTCTTCAAGGATTACAAGCTCAGGCGTGAGCCCATCAGACGCGAGAGAGAGAACCCACGACTTCACTTTTGTCATGCGCTGATCGCTGCGCGGCTTCATGTGCTGGCGAAACCTGCTTTTGGGTCTGTAGGCTTTCCCGATATAACGAACCAGCTTCGTTCGAGGATCAACCAGGCCGTATATGAATACCGATTTGGAAAGGCTTGCTGCCTTGTCCTTCGGCACCGCTTCAGGCGGGCGCCCGACCTTTTTCTTCTCGTTCATGGCTCCATCCTCTTGAGCTTTCTTACTTGCGGCCATCATTGCCCCCCAGTCTCTGTAATGTCGAACCACCGCCCGACCTCAAGCTCGGCAATAGAGTGGCTTTCGCCATACCCGAAACCTTCGTCCTTCTTGAGTGCTGCTTCAGCCTCCTCCATGGTGAGAAATATCCCGACGATATGGAACCCCGCGCGGTCATACTCGCGCTTTACGACGAAGACTGTTTTCATACATCCACCTTCTTGAATCTAGCCGGCTGTTCAGCCCGGCGCTCATGCCGACAGATGCGGCTGACTGTCCAGTACGGCATTTCCATTTTCGCCGCGATCTGCAGATAGGTCATGCCCTGGTCCTTCAAGC